CATAAATAAAGCATTTATACGGATACCGATTGGTAAGTGTATAAATGCTTATTTTGTTCTGCCGATTGCTTACAGCTGTTATCAATAATACATGCAGAAATGATTCAGGGGTAATGATAACAAAAGTGTATGTATTGAAATGCTATTATTTGGACTTCTTGAAAAGACTTCCATAGATGTTTAAACTCTTTATCTCACCTAAAACAGCCTCTGAATTACCAAACATAGATGTGAGATAAGTATCAAAACTATATGTTTGGGTATGATAATTCACTACCGGTATATCAACCGGTACTTCTTCAATGAATGCAAGGCCTGTTGAGTCGCCTAACTTAGCACCTTCTAATAATGACTGAATGAGGTATAAGTATAGAAAACGATTCATACCGTCATCCTTTTGCTCTGAAATGTTTGAGCAATCAGGCATTGTATCGGTAATGATATGCAACGTTAACGTGATTGTACGTGGATTTCCTTTGCCTTTTCCACGCATAGAATAGTCCACAAATATGGCAGGGATACTGAAGTACTCGTAAAGTTCAGGATGCAGTGGCTGGCCTCTAAACACATCAATAAAGAAGTCGGATTGTAAATCAAGACTTTTAAACTTTTCTTTGTTGTTATCGAATAGTTTGTATAGGGCTAAAAGTTGGTTTATCATTACTTTAATGCTTTAATAAATTGAACAGTCATGTGTAGGTATATGCGACGCTCAAGCGTATAACTTGAACCAATAAAAGGACGTGCCGGGATTGTAAGGTTCATCTTACGTGAATGAGACTTCACAACATGAGACTTTACAGTCTGTGCTTTTATATTTTCAGTTCGACCTTTACGTGTACGCGTGAATGATTTACGGTTGTATTGTTTTACTGAATGTTGCTTTACTGTAACCGTATCCTTTATTTTGCCACCATTGTTGTGAATTTCAGCATAAGGAACGTCGGTACCTATAATGACACGATTTGTATCCGCATATATCTTTCTGATGCTTCGTTTTAAACGCCCTGACTTGACCAATACTGTCTGACTTTTTTTGCCGGAACGTTTACGACTGAGCGGCTTCCATTTTGTTTTGGTTACATCTAACCATGCTTGCTCTACAAAGCGTTCTTTGCTGAAATTAACGGCTATTGCGGCCACTTCGTTTGGTATTCGGCTATATGCTTTGGACAATGCATCACATTTGCTCACAAACTCTCTTGTATCAACTATTATTGACATAATTAATTGGCTAATTCGGCACTACGTACAACACGCATGAACATTTCAGTCATCCAACGTTCTAACTCATCCTTATTCATTCCATTTATAGATTGACTTTGAGGGCTAAACTTATCTATGAAAGAACCAATAGTAATCGTTATATTTTTGGTTTGACTTCCTTTGGCAATTGTGTTTACATCAGCACCGGCATTATTATCTTTTACTCCCGCACCTGTAGTTTTTCCTTCTTTATTGTCGGGAATTCCGTTGGCATTAGCATCAGTAACCCCATCCTGTTGGTTTTTTCTGTCAGTATAGGCTTTTGCATTAGCTGCATCTTCGACTTTAAGTTTTTTGCGGATTTCGTCGATAGACATGTTTTTAATGCCTTCAACACCACCTTTTATTTTACTTAAATCTAATGTGGCAATACCTCTCATCACAGTGAGAATACCGCTTAGAAACTCTCTAATCCACTCTAAATACGGCCTGATTCGGGTGTACATACCTGTAAAACCGCCACTCATACCCGGGAGAAGAGATATAACCCAATTGACTGCATTACCGGCCATTTTTAACCAGCCCCAAAGGACTTGTAAGGGCAAACAAGCATTATCGAATGCAAACTTAGCGACATCGCCAATGAATGATAGAATATCGCGAAAAGCGCCCGATTGATTGTATAGGTCTCTAAAATAGTTGATGGTGTCAATTATTCCCTGACCAATAGCGGTGATTGTTGGTAATGCTTTCATCCCTATCTCAATCATTGAGCCTTTTATCAGGTTTTGTACCAAATGAAAATTGTCAAGCGGAGTCATTGAATTTTTATAGGCCTCATTCAACTGTCCTTGACTGTTAGTAGTAAAGTCTATTATTTCTTTGAACTTCTTTGCGTCTTGAGTTGCTGATGCAAAGAATGAAGCAGCTTCCATATCCATACCAATCTTACCAAAGAAGTTAGCGCGTGATAAATCACTCATACTTTTTGTTTTTGCTGTAAGTTGGTCAATGATATTGGTCAACGGTTTAATCTTACCTTGAGAATCATAGATAGCAATTCCTAATTGTTTGAAAGCCTTTATCCGTTGCGGATTTGCAAGGGCTTTGAACGCATTTTCAGACAACGTGGTTGCACGCTCTGAATTCATACCTTGAGCGGTAAGATAAGCCCATGCACCAGCCGTTTCACCAAGTGCTAATCCTGCATTACGGGCTATAGGTATAAGTTTAGGAAGATATTGGGATATATCCTGAAATTCGGCATTCCCTTTGTTTACAGTTGCAAAAAGGACATCGTATACATAATTTATGTCGCGCCCGGATGCGTTCATAACACCAACTGCAGCTTTTGCCGTATCTCCTACATCGGTAAATCCGGCTTTTGCGGCTCTCAATGTAGGCTCTAACACCTTCAAAGATGTATTCACATCCAATCCGGCTGAGATAATCTTATTGAACGCATCCGGTATTTGCTCAATGGGTGCTACATTTCGCTCTCCAATCATCAACAACTTGTCGGATAGTTTTCCAAGTTCCTGCTGCGAAAGTTGTGCTGTGACATTGATTTTTGCTAATCCTTTTTGCCAATCTAATGCCATATCGACACACTGATAATAAGCCATTCCAAGGCCTATTACTGCCGCTGCTATGGCCACATAAGGATTTGTCAGCATACTCAAAGCTCTACCCACGCCAGGCACTTCACTTTTGATAGCATCAAACATTTGGATATTGCTTGATTTTAGAGATGATAATTTATTCTGCATCCCTCCACAGGCTTTGTCAACCTGTTTTTTTGCTCGGTCTAATCCTGCCGAAAGATTGTTCTTTAGGTCGATAAGTAGCTGTAATTTTGCTATTCCGCTGGGCATGTGTATAATTTTGAAAAAATGGTTGTATATTTGTGTCGTAAAAAACGATTGAGAGTTGGAGTGGAGGTTAATGCATAAGCAACCACTGCAAGTTGAACGGTATCCTTTACAGGTCTTTGTTCACGCTCTTAATCGTTTTTTATTTTATAAGCAATCCGCTTCTTATAGCCTCCTCTTTATCCTTCATGTTGTACCAAGTGGTAATTTCAAGTCCATCATTGGTAATTTCGGTATCAATAATGACTACCGTATCGCTATAAAACTTCACATATCGCAATTGTTCTTTGCCTGTTTTATAATTCCTGGCATATAGTTCATCGGGATTTGTAAGTATATCGGCTATATGAGCAAATAATTTAGGTCTATTTTCCTCAGGAGTAACATATTTATCAGCAAGATGATTTATAAATGTCTTTTCCTTTAATATCAATTTTCGTTTCAGATAGTCATCAAACCCCATTGCATTGTAGTTAGTTGTTTTTGCATTGTTTACAAATAACTCTTTCACATTGGTTGGCGTAATACTATTATCAAGTTTCAACGGTTTAAGCGTTCCGCTAAAGTCATTCCAAGGCATCAGACCATAATCTTTGAACGTATAATTATTTAGTTGCTTCTCTTTTTTATCCAACTGATTGAGATACATTTGATTTTGAGTGAATACTACACCTGCATCAGCGCGATTAACGCCAAAGGCCTGTTTTTCTTTATCGGTGGTAAATACTTGATTGATATAGTCTTTACCAGATACTAATTTTTTGCCGGGATTACCAGGGAACTGCAAGCCCTCGCACCGACATTTGTATCCGTTTGGAGGCCACAGGTTTCTACCCTCATTATCATCAAAAGAGAATACGCGACCATTCAATAAACGATGCGCATCGCGCACATGGTCATCACCCACGGTTTGATATATCCAGTTGCTTATCTGGTTCTTTTCGCCCATGAACTCAAACCATCGTGCGGATGTCTGTCCGGTTGCAATAGTAAAATCACGTTCAGTTGATAAATAAGTCTGATTGAAATCCTTGTTTATCTTCAATGCTTCATTAATAAAGTCATGTTCGGATCGAATTTCCAATTTATCTTTGTCAACGAGCATCCTATTTAACAACATCACTTCGGCTTTGCTTTTGGCCTCAGAAAAATGAAATAGATTCAGTTCCATCATAGCCAATGCACGATTATCCGGCGCATTCCATGCTGCTTCTACACGACTTTTACCCCACCCACCAAACAGACCTGTGCGAAGTTCTTCGCCTTGTCTTTTTGCCTTTAATAGTCTTACTTTGTCGGCATTGTCTGCGTCGCCTTTCCAAAGAAAATTCGTTATTTGCTCATCGAAAGCCGACAGCTCATCCAATAAATCTTTGTCGATACCGGCGGCTACCGGATAATGCATAACCTGGTAGTCGGGCAAAGTGATTGCACAAGCCACCGCCATTGCCCGCACGTCGGTGGCTTTCTTAAAATTTGCCGGAGGTGGCGTTGCTTTTTTGCCTATAATGGGAATGCGGAATGTTTTTGACACCCACTCTTGGTCAATGTCATATATCGTTGCCGCTTCTTTTACTATACCCCAATGGTCTTTAATTGTGAGTTCTTCTGTCCAGTCAAACTCAAAGGTCATTGTAGTATTGTCGAATGGAAAACCTAAACTTTGCAGTACCGGGAACAATTGGTCATTGACAACAAATTGAGAGAATCGTTTATCTTTTACAGAAATCTTTTCATCTAACGTGCGCTCATGCACTTCAGTTTGACTTCTGTTAGCCCCGGTATTGACCAGTGTAGTTGAACCAACAAATCGGATGCCTATTTGTTCGTCATGCTTATTGACTTGCTTCAAATAGCACTTTTCGGGGTCGCCTGCATTTGCAAGGTCGTGCACCATTATCTCTGTGCCTTTCGGCAACACCGCCTGAGCTGCTTCACCCAGCTCTTTCAACTGGTTTTGAATGCGGGTAATGTCTTGCTTGTTGGCGGTGGTAGCTGTGATAAGCGGTTGTCCATACTTTTCGCTGAATTCGGCATACGATTGCAGGCAATTCCGCTTCCATATTACATTGGGCACTACTTCGCAAATAATGCCAAATGGAGAGTTATAATTGATTTCTACGACAGTAGGATCGCTACGATAGTCAATGAATTTATTGCCGCCAACTTCGGTGTACATATAACCCTTTTGGATGCAGATGTTACGCCGTGGAATAACCGATAGTATCGGCCTGTCTACACCCCTAAGAACTTGTATCACTGAATACTTTCGATAGATGGCTTTTTGTATTTCTTCTAAGAAGTCATAAAACCATTTTCCATTCAAAAACTCTGTTTGTTCCGGGAGTTCTTCACCGCTTTTTTTGTCTTTTACATAGAAGCGATGGTTGAGCGTAGCGGCATCTCGAATTTCACTGACAGAAATAATTTCAGCGTCCAATAGAATATCATCGTACAAGTCCTGAAGTAAATACCAACGTGGATCGTCCGGATTTTCGGCGGCTAAAATTGCACTACGCCACTTTTTAATGTCCTTACGGCTACGGTCAGTAAATTCCTGCGCAATTTGTATTGCAATGCCACTATTAAACTCTGCTTTATCAGGATTTTTTGGGGTAGTCAGTGCTACCGGTGATTTTCTAAATATGTCTTCAAATGCCATTTAAAGTATTATTAAAGGCAATCCTTATGATTGCCCATATGTTACCATTTATGATTGTTTGGTGCATTTCCGCTCCAAATGCGCACGTCTGAGTATTCCTCTTCCGTATCGGGGTCGATAATAGCCGGAAGGTCGCATGGATTGGTACCGGTACCCACATCTTTGAGCCAGTCTATTGCATCCTGATAGCGTTGTGAGCGGTGTTCCGGCACATCTTTGCTGCCTGTTTGCGAGTATAGATGATACAGTGTGATGTCGATGGTGATGGTAACTATCCACTGGTCGCGGGTATCTTCGGCACCTCCGGTTGTGCCTGCAAATATTTGAGCACAGTCGTATCGTTTACCAATGCGATTCTTTATTTGTGCAATGGCTGTGTTTTCGGCTCTTACTAATTTTGCACTGGTAAAGAAGTCGGTAGGGGTAGTAAGCAGGCGCAAAATTTCGGTACGTACCTGCATTGCATAGTCTGATTGTTGTAAAAAACGTGCCATTAAAAATATCGTTTACGGGTTTCGGAACGTGACGTTGTTTGTATTTCAAAACTTTCCACAAATGTGGTTTTGTTGAGTTCGGCAACAGCCGACTGGAGCGCATCCGGGCCGTCATCGTTTGCGCCGCTACCTTTCTCGAAGGCTAATAGTTGGTCGGTCAGATTAATCTGTCCGGCATATTCTTTTTCGTCTTCGTTAAACCATACGTTTAACCGCTCGAAATGTCCGGCCATGCTTTCGATGCGGTCATATTTATTTATCTTGCTTTGCTTGTCGGCTACAACCGGAATGTAGTAACCTCGGTTGTCGCCTTCGGTGTCAAAGTCATTTACAAACTCATCCTGAGCGAATAGACCTTCCATCATAAAAGAGATATTGAACCTGTCGAGGCATCGTTTTTCCCAAAGGTCATACAACCAACCAGCACAAATAGAACGTGATGTTTGTTTTACAAACGAATGTATTACATGAAACTCCCTGCCTGCTTTACCCACCAAAACAAGGGCTTTGTAGTCGCCTTTATCCTTGTATGATAAGTCACCGTACAGTACTAAAGCATCATATTTTGAGAGCGGAAGCATCTTTTTATATTGCAACCACTCAGGGTTGAATATCGCCCCATCCACCAATGGTGTACACATGTACTCTCGCATCCATGAGCGGTAAGGTGTTGAAGCTCGTTTCTCACGCCAATAGTCGGCGGTATATTTTGCAGGCCATGAAGGCGTATATTTATCGTCCAGAACGGCTTTTACTTTGAAATGATAGAATGTTTTCTTTAATCCCTGTTCTTTGGTTGCTTTATTGGCCATAACTGACAGTTCAATCAGTTTTGCCATCAAAGAGTTTTTGTGAATAAGGTTATTACAGAAAACAAAGCGTTCATGTCCTTTATCGAAACAACCCCAAAGCGTACCGGTGATATAGTCCATACCTTCCCGTATCAGCCTGTCGTTATTACATCGTTTCAACGTGTCAATATCATCACATACGATATAGTCGGGGCGGTGTTCGCCGTTACGAAGGCCGCGCGGGTCTTGACCAAATCCGAGAGACCGGAAGTAAACACCGTCTTTTGTGGTGAAATTACCTTCAGCCCAGTCACCTGTTTTGAATTGTTCGCCGTAATCGTTTATTAAACGGGTATTAAATTTCAAATTGGCTTGTATATCCGAAAGCAAACGGATAGATTTTTCTTCGTTTTCTCCAATCAGCAACATAAACCATATCTGCCGTTTAACGAGTGCCAAATACAAAGGGATTCCAAGCGTTGCATGTACTGATTTTGCTGAACCTCTAAACATATCCAACAACGCTTTGATAATTTCATTGTTTATGATTTTGTTGGATATATCTACATGAAAATCGGCACAATCACTTGTAGCATATTCCGGGAATTCATATGCAAACCATTCTTTGTATGAATTTTCATATCGTTTCAGGCGACTATGCTTTTCTTCGAGGCTTTCAACTGTTGCCAGATACGCTTTTTTTTGAATGCGATGACAGTTTAGCTCGTATTCGCGTAATATTTTATCGTAATTAATTACCGCCATCAATGCGTATTTTTTCGATTAAAAACATTTTGTGATACTTTGTCATTTGTGCAGCAAGTTCCGGGTCATATTCGGATACGAAATTGTCGAGCTCGACAAGAAAATCTCTGCAAGTTTCGGGACTTACTCCTTTTTGCAGATATTCGCGTGACTTCATCACTTTTATGATAGAATCGGCATCTATCTCTTTTAGTTCATTCCCGTCTTTGTCCAACCTCTTTTCTCCCTTTGCCATCCTAATGGCCGCTTCTGTCAATAGCTTTTTAAGCTGAGTAGGACTTAAATAGAACAAGTCTTTTGTATCATCCCATTTGCCTTCATCACGCCATTTATAGATGGTTTTAATATTCCTATCCATCTCTTTGGCTATCGCTTCCGGCGAAACTCTCTTTTCGCAGTAAAGCCATTCCGCGTGTGCGATTTCAGCCGGTGAGGCCTTTTGTGCATTTTTTCGAGGTTTAATGGTTGTCGATTTTTTCATTCTCTTTTCGTTTTAGAGCACAATATTACGCCCTTTTCTGCGCGCGTGCGAATCTTTAATAAAGTGGCTTTAACATTTAAACAAGCGGCTTTATAGTTCTATAAAGCGGCTTTAACTGGTGATATACAGGGTGTTTAAAGATGGTTTACCTTCGCAGCATTAAATCGCGGAGTAGAGCAGGTTGGTAGCTCGTCAGGCTCATAACCTGAAGGTCGCAGGTTCGAGTCCCGTCTCCGCAACACAGAATTTTCATAGGATATGTTTGTACGCGAGATTGACAAAAAAACAGTAGAAGTAAAGTTGTACGGTGATATTGGAGGTTGGTTTGCCGACGGCGAAACAATCACCAATTTGCTGGACAACTTTGAGGCTTCAGGTTATGAGAATGTAATCATACGAATACATTGCTATGGCGGGAGTGTTTTTGAGGGTAATGTGATTTACAACGCGGTACTAAGGTCTCCGCTAAACATTAAGGCTATTATTGACGGTGTAGCCGCCTCAATGGGTTGTTTTATTCTCCCGGCTTTTTCTGTTGTCGAAATCGCCGACAATGGTTTTGGTATGTTGCATCGCCCTGAGTGGCGAACCGGTGGCAATGCGGATGATTTGACGGCAGCGGCAAAATTGCTCACTGATATGGAGCAAATATGTATAAAGAGAATTTCGGAATGCTCAGGAATAGCCGAGGATGAAGTAAAGGCAAAATGGTTGGATGGTACTGACCACTGGTTGAATGCAAAAGAGATGGTGGAATTTGGGCTTGCTACTGAAGTGATACCGGCAACGGCAAAGAACATGAAAGAACTGGATAGTTCGATGGTTCTCGATTTAGGCGTAGAAGGTGTTTATAATCAATATGTCGCCTTATTGGGCGATACAAAAGACAAACCAATAATTAAAAATGAGATGGACAAAAAAGAATTAATTCAGGCCTTAGGTCTTGAAGGGGTTACTGAAGAAAGCCCCGATTCGCTGGTGCTTGCAAAAGCAAAAGAAAAACAAGAAGCGCTTGCCGCACAGGCTGCGCAGGCGAAAGCCTCTGCCGATGCTGTTGTCGCTTTGGCAAAAGCGGAACTCAACGCTGCTATCAAAGCACGCCTTGATGCTGCTGTTGCTGCCAATAAACTGATTCCACCTGCAGGGAAAACCATTGACCAGGTGCGCGCGTCGTATGAAAAAATCGGACAAAATGCCGGTTTGGATGTGCTTGATTTGGCTTTAGCCGGATTAGGTGTTAAAAAACCGATTGTAGATTATTTGCATCCTGAAGGGAAAGGCGGTTCGGATGCAGACCCGAAAACATGGGCTGACGTGATGGCTTTGGAAGGGGCTACACTGACTGCATTCCGCTCTGAAAATCATGAAGCGTATGCAAAACTGTATAAGGCCGAATTTGGACACGAACCTATTAAATAATTGAAGAAATGGCAAGAAATTTTCCTGAAATTTGGCTTGGAAGGGTTGAAAAACTACTGACAAGTGCCGACCAAGCTCCTTGGTTGGATGGTATTCCTGAACTTGCAAGCGACGTTGTCGTTTTTGGTGAAGGTACACAGACTGAAAAGAACACGGTATATATTCCGCTGACCTCTTTTGAACCTACCGTGTTGATTAACAACACCACTTATCCAATGGCATTGGAGACTTACGATGACCAAACTGCCACGGTGAACCTCGATAAGTATCAAACCCTGCCGACATCCATCAGCGATGATGATGCAATGGGTGCGAGCTACAATAAAATTGATGCTGCTACCGGAAGTCACGTTACGGCTATTGCTAAGAAAAAGTATGCCAAGGCTATTCACGCCATTGCTCCTACTTCGCATGTTGCATTATCTACTCCGGTGGTTAAAACGACAGGAGCCGATGATGGTACAGGAAGAAAAATGATGGTAAGAGGCGACATCAAAAAAATGAAAGCGGGCTTTGATAAAATGGAAGTACCCGGTGATGGTCGACGTTTGGTATTGTGCTCTGACCATGTGAACGACCTTTTGGAAAATGACCAGAAGTTCAGTGACCAATATTATAACTACACCACCGGTAAGATTTCAAATCTTCTCAGTTTTGTTATTTACGAATATGTGTCAAACCCGTATTACAATGCGACAACAGCTACCAAAAAAAGTTTCGGAGCTATTGTGGGTACCGGTGATTATCAGGCCTCAGTTGCCTTCTATGCCCCAAATATTGCAAAGAAAACGGGCAATACAAAGCAATATTTCACCGATGCTAAGACTGACACTCAAACTCAGTCCAACTCGTTGAACTATCGCCATTACTTTATCTGTGTGCCAAAACGTGCGAAATATATCGGTGCCATTATCTCTGATGTGGTTGCAGCCGGTTAATTAAAGGAGGTTTAAAGATGGATATTTCAAAAGAAAAAAAGGCCGAAGGGCAGGCCTTAGCCGATAAACACGGTTTTGACAAGCTGTGGGTAAACGAATCCGGTGAGTTTTTCACTACAGAAAATCTTGCTGCCTTTTCGGTAGACAATGCGAAAGCTAAATATGCTGAAGTACCGCTGACGGCGAAAAAGCCTGCGGCAAAGAAAGCAGAAAAAAGCGAAACTGAATAACTGAACAAACAATGAGTTTAAGAGGTGTATCTATATCAGAGGGTAGCATAGGAGCCAATTCCAACGAGGTACGAGCATTCGGCCTCGTTGGTAGCGGCGTTGCCGTAGTGGGAGGTGCTCAATTGGGCATTGCTTACAAACTGCTTCGCCCTTCCGATGCTACTGCTATAGGCTTTACGGCGGCTTACGATACGGCGAATAGTGTGAATATCTGTCGCCATATATCGGAGTTTTACCGTAGAGCCGGTGAAGGGGTGGCATTGCATGTCATCCTTGTGGATCAAGCCAAAAAACCGGAAGAAATGATTGATGCGGCTAAGTTATTGGCCGTGGAGGCAGAAGGCGCAATAAGCGATTTTGCTTTTGCATACAATCCTGCTGCCGGTTATGTCGCGGCTAATGTGGACGGTCTCGACTCGAATGTGAAGGCTGCAATTCCGGTACTGAATGACTTTGGCGCGTGGGCTGATGCCCACGATATGCCATGTCATACGATTCTTGAAGGTCGCGGTATCAGCGATACGCTTTCTTCTCTTGCCGACTTGAGAGCTTTGACGGTTGGTGCAGTTGATTTGGAGGCTTGTAAAGTGACTTTAGTAGTCGGTCAGGACTGGACGTATGCCGATGGGCTTTGGCCTATGGGGCAGAAGTTTGCCGATGTGGGTACGTTCCTGGGCGTGGTTGCCTCGCAACCGTGGAACCGAAACCCGGGCGAACAAGCTACACAAAATCTGACGAATGTCACAAAAGGCATCTGGACAGTGGGTGGTCTGAGCAATCACAAGAAGTACAGCGAGGTGTTTGATAGCCTCGAAACGATGGATGCAAAGGGCTACGTGTTTCCGATACGTTATACCGGTGCATCGGGTTACTGGTGGAATGACGGCCACGTATGTGCTCCTATTGTGATTGATGCTGACGGCAAAATGAATCAGCATGAGATTTACTACTCACATACGATTGACGAAAGTAAACGCGCGTTGAGAGCTGTTTATTTGCCTGAAGTAAAGACCACAGTTGTATTGGATGATGACGGTTTATTGCCGGCTTCAAAAGTGGACTATTACGATGCTATCGGTGATATTGAGTTTGATAAAATGGCCGGTAAGCAACTTATTTCGGGAGGTACAACTACTACTGATGCAAACAGCGACTTGGTGGTTGAAAAGAAACTCAATGTTGCTTTTTCGGTTATTCCAACCGGTTGTGTGGGTGAAATTGTCGGAACTATTAACCTTTCAAACAGTTAAATTATGGCTATTATCAGAAGATTGGGAGAGGAATACTCCGCAGGTGATTGCGTTGTCACGGTAGCCGGATTGGTTGATGTTGACCCTTCAGCAATTGAGTACGACTATAAATATGCGCATGAGCTTCAGCATGGTCTGAAGCGGAAGCCACGAGGCTGGCGTATGGGTAAGATTGAGTATTCAGCTAAAATCACTCTACCGCTTGATGTTACTTCAGAGTTTGAAAAGGTGTCCGGTGGTGATATTGCGTTGATTCGCCCATTCCCCATTAACATCACATTTTTCAATGCGGAAAACGATATGATTCACGATTATGTCTATGCCAAATTCACCGGCAATGGTAGAAATGTGAAAGGCGAAGATGGTCTTGAACGTGAACTTGACCTTTTTGTACTTGATATGAAACTGAACAAAAAGTAAAAAACAAACCGGTCTTGCATGTCTGTGAGACCGGTTTAATAACCCTTTAAAAAACCTACAAACATGTCACAGGAAAAAAAAGAACAAACCTTGCCTGAAGGTATTACGCAGGCAATGATTGACGAAGCAAAAGTAAAATACGGTGCCAACAAAGTAAAATTTGTTGACATAATGAATGAAGATGGCAATGCCGTAGAACTCACAGTACTGGCTATTGTTCCATCGCGTACAGTTACCGGGCAATATCGTCGCTATAGTGAAACTGACCCGAAAAAGGCCGATGATCTTTTGGTGAAGGCCTGCTTATTGAGCCACAAAGAACAAGTGATGGCCGATGATGCTTTGGTTTATGGCGCGTTAAACGGTATTGCTTCGCTTATTCCTATACGGAACGGAATAGTAAAAAACTGTTAGAGCAACTATCGGATATTAAGCCGCTGGCTCAAACGGATAGTTGCTCCATAGATGAGGTGATAGAAATGCATAACGCAATGATTCGGTTCTTTTTCAAAGAAAAACCGGAAGCGTTGAGCGACGAAGATTTTGCAAGTCGGGTGAAAGAGTTGAAGTGGTTGGCCGAATGCGGCTTTTTAAGAGGTATTACATTATGAGTTTATCTGTTGATTTGGAAGGTCGTTACATGGCCGCCTTTGGTTTTGTTACAGCAAGTATCAAAAGCCGAACCGATTCGAGCGGCAATGCAGAGGTGCAAAACAACTTAGCCTCAAATGTGACGGTGTACGTATTGGATAAAACTACCGATATTGATGATGTGATGATTTACAATGGCAAAGAGACCTACTCGTTTGCCGACTGTAGCCTCGATGGTGAGTTTGCCAATGTGTTGGCCACGGCTCCTATGCTGAGTCTAAAAAGAGCTAAAAAGCTTATTATTACTTCACCCGACAATACCGATACTGAGGTGGTGGAACGCTTCAACACCGAACCTTACGAAATAACCTGGCGCGGGCTCCTTATTGACATGGCTAATCACAATTTCCCTCTTGATAAGATGGGCACATTGAATGATATTTTTGAGAAAAACGATGTGTGGAATGTAGCCAGTAAGATTTTGAATAAACTGAAAGTATCGGCCATTTATGTAAAAGACATTGCGCTTGAGTTTGTCGAAGGATACGAGGACACAGTGTCGTATACGATGACAACCCGGGCAATAAGACCAATAAATTATCAATTACTTAACAAATGACCTTTCCTTGTTGGATGGTCGCAAAAACAACATTTTATGAGACGAACGAATTTAATCCTATTTGCTATGCTGCTTTATCTTAACATGTCAGCAAAAGTTACCCTTGGTAACGTATTTCTCGAAAACATTGTGGCTTTCGAGGTCAACGAGAATATTCTCGAAATGAGTAATACTGCAAAAGTAACCATCCCGAAAGAGTTTGGAAAAATGGCCGGAAAAACAGTGCTGGAACAATTCAAAGTGGGTGATAAAATGTCAATTGAAGCCGCTTATAACGGTGATTACACCCGCGAGTTTACCGGATATGTACGTGAAATTGGTAGCGATTTGCCTCTCGTGATCGAGTGCGATGACGAAACCTATCTTTTGCGAAAACAACCATATACAAAGAGTTATAAATCAGCTACCTTAAAACAGGTTCTTACCGATATTATTCCTTCGTCAATAGCCTTTGAATGCCCTGATGTACATCTTGGTAAATTTCAGATAGACAATGCCAGTGCCTTTGTCGTATTGCAGACATTAATCAAAAATTACGGGCTATATAGTCGCTTACAAGATGGACACCTTCGGGTTGGACTTGCTTTTGATTTCGGAGAAAAAACGGCTGTAAATCATGATTATTACCTAAACGACAATGAGCGAGGTAATGTGAAGAACAATAACCTGAAATATAAACGTTCCGAAGATTATAACATAAGATTCAAGGCTATTGCGACCAATCCAAACGGTAAGAAAACGACGGTAACCGTAGGCAGTAAAATAAAAGATGCTTCGGAGCGCACCCTCAATTTTGCCGGGCCGATGACTGAGGCACAACTCAGAGAACGCGCATTGGCGGTGATGTCTAAAGCTGTTTTTGACGGCTATACAGGCGACATTACGGGCTTTGGGTGGCCGGTGATTCATGCCGGTGATTCGCTGAAGCTGAATGATGCCTTGGAGTCGGATAGAGCCGGCACGTACCTTGTCGAAAAAGTAGATATAACCTATAACGATAGCGACGGGTACAGTCGCAAATGCTCTTTGAGCTATAAAATTTAAGTGTGTTTTGTGTGGGCGAAATGTGATTGTGTTTTTTAAAAGGTGGTTAGATGGGTGCACTGGAACAAGCAATTGAAGCGGCAGTAAATGCGCATTCCGATAAGCGACAGATTAAACAGGTGTTAATCGGAGTTGCCTCGGAAGTGACTGATACAACCTGCACGGTTGAGCGTGAAGGTGCACCTACTCTACACGATGTTCGCCTGAATGCGATTGATGATAACCTGGACACATACGTGACAATCTATCCGGCTACCGGCAGTAACGTAGTAGTAGCTATACTCGAAAACATCAAAACCGAAGCAGTGGTAATACGCTGTAGTGAGGTGGCCAAGGTAAAGCTTAAAATCGGTGCAATCACATTGGTGATTGATAATACCGGTATTGTTATAAACGGCGGTTTATTAGGCGGTCTGATTAAGATTGAGCAACTAAAATCGCAACTTGATAAAGTTACAGGCCGTATCGACGCTGTGATTAATGCTATAAAAACAGGGACAGTTACTCCGGGAGATGGAGGTGCTGCTTACAAGCTATCAATGAATACGCAACTTGCATCGCTGCCAAAAGAGGATTTTTCGGGCATTGAAGATACTAAAATAAAGCACTGATGAACGGAATTATATTGACTGAAAGTTTTATGAGAACAAGAGATGTTATTGAATAGTATTTACTGATGAACGGAATTATATTGACTGAAAGCTATGACCTTATGATTAAGGTTGAGCGCGATAGTATCGGTTTGATTACTCAGGGGCTTATGATTGGCAATATTGATTATCAACGATGCCGGTTGATTATTAAAGCCCGTAAAGGCGAAATAAAGAAGTATCCTACTTTGGGATTCGGCATTGACCAATACCCAAAATCAATTGCCAACCCCCAAAAATTTGTGAATGACCTACAAACAGAACTGAAGTCGGACGGGTTTACGAATCCTAAAGTGACTGTAACAAGTGATTTGAAAACGTTTGACGTAGAAATATAATAGACATGAATTTTATTTCCGAACATATAACTTACGCGGAAGCAACGCATACCGAAACCGGGTATAAGAACGAACCGAGCGCGCAGCAAATTGAGGCCATGCAGTTAGTGGCAGAAAAGGTTTTTGAGCCGCTTCGGCATTATATCAGTGAACCGATTACTATCAGTTCTTTCTTCCGTTCACCAATGGTGAATGCTGCCGTAAGTGGGGCAGTAACCTCACAGCACGTAAAAGGTGAAGCAATTGACATGAAGTCTGTCGCTAACGCCGGCTACACAAATGCTGACCTTTTTCATTATATCAGGGAACATTTAGTATTTGACCAGTTGATTTGGGAATTTGGAACCGATAAAGAACCGGCATGGGTGCATGTATCTTACTCGGCAACTCATAATCGAAAACAGGCATTAAAAGGCCAAAAATTAGGTGGCAAAACCATTTATAGCAATATATAATGAAAGCCTTTATTAAAAATATGCTGAGTGGATCCACTGATGTCAGTCATAAAAGAGTGATAGCAGTTTGCGCTTTTATTGTGCTTGTTATCATGGTAATAGCTCATTTCTTCGGAGCAGCTGTGAATGACAGTTTGATATTCACGTTCGGCGGCCTGTGCGGAGGCGAAAGCGTGCTTACCATTGCCGAACGATTTACGAAAAAAGACACTAATCCCTAAATGGGACTTTAATCTGAACGATATGAATGTAACAGCATCTTTAGCAATAGCCTTTGTGGGCGGCGGTGGCCTCGTGGCTATAATTAATTGGATTCGTACCCGAAAGTTGACTACGGCTACTGAAAAGCAAACGGCGGCGAAAACAGATAACATTGCCGTTACAACTCTTAAAGAGGCTTTATCTTCTTTGAATGAGGATGTGATAAAGCCGATACACGAAGAAAATAGAGTGATTAAAACCGAACTTAAAAAGCTTACAAATGAACTCATTAAATTTCGCAAAGCAATCGAAAAAATTCCATCTTGCACTCATGCTGCTGTGTGTCCTGTCTCTCGTGAGTTGCAGAACGACAAAGTCGACAATTAAAGAAACGGCCACGCTGGCTACAGCGCAGCATAATGACATAGCACAGGCTACTGATGTGAAAACTACTTCTGCCACGGATGTGGTGATAAGTGACTTTTCGATAGTGCGCGATACCACTGTTACGACTTTGACAACTACGAAGTTTTCAAAACCTGATTCGGTTGGTAAGCAATACCCTACTGAGCAAACAAAACAGGAAACAAAAAGCTGGAGTAAGAAAGAGAATAATGTGAAGGCGCAGGCAAAGGCACAGGTTGATCAACACGAACAAACAAAGAAAACCGACAAATCGGACTATAAATACGACGGGAAACAGACGGTACAACAAAATGATGAAACCAAAACTACAACTCCGCTCTTACTTAAAGGCGTGGTTGTAGTTTTATGCCTTGCATTGCTCGCTGGGATATATGCTATTTTAAGGCGATTTGGGGCGGTTGCGTGGATAGTTGGGGTAATTGCCCGATTTAGGAATAAGAATTGAATTTAAACGGGGTTTAAAGGGTAATATGAAAGTATCAGAGGGACAATCACTATTCGACTTAGCAATTATCGGTTGCGGCTCTGCCGAAGCGGCATTTGAAATGGCCGTGTTGAATGGCATTTCGATAACGGATAGTCTCCGGACAGGTTGCGACCTGTCCCTGCCGGATGTGGTGAATGCCGATGTAGTCTCATTTTATGCAAATAATAATATTAACCCGGCTACGCTCAACGATGCGCCGGTTCTGGCCGGTAGTGGTAGCAACAATTTAGGCATGATAGCAGCAATTGCGACATTGAGCTTAAAACCAATGACAGGACAGTCGTTTCTTGACATGGCAATGCTTTCGGCAGGTGATGCCGCAGCAGCTTTCTCGTTAGCCTTGTTAAACGGCAAAAGTATTACTGATGACCCGCAAACGGGCGTGGAGCTGGCAATGGTAAGCATTATCAACGCTTCAGTTAAAAATTACTATAAAAACAACGGCATTAACCCGGCAACGGGTATTACCATTATCGGAACTTCGACCCGCAAACGGATATTTAGCAAACAGTTCACAAAACAATTCTCGTAAATGGCACGCACAATCGCAATAATAAAAGGTGAGATAGGAGACTATTACATTAATCAACCCGCTGTGCAAACGGCTTATGGATTTACATCGGCTGATGTGGCTCTGGGCTTTGATGCGCTGTTTTCTAAAGTGTCGGTCGAAAGTTTTATTTTTTACGCGGTGGCATTTTGTATCAATGCATTTGAACAAATTATAGACTTGTTTAGAACTGAAATTGAGACCGAAATTGCGGCGAATTACATTGCAAATAAGGCATGGTGGCATGCTGCCGCTATGGCTTTCCAGAAAGGCTATGCCCTTGTGATGAACGCGACCACTTATCTTTATTCCTACGCGACTATTGACACGACGGCACAAATTATTAAACGTGCTGCTATTCGCGAAAATACAGACGCAAATACGGGAGTTTGCAAGGTACAATTATACATTGCAACCGAGACAAATGGAGCTATATCGGCACTCACAAATGCTGATGCAGCCCTGTTTGCTGCTTATGCAAACTCTATAAAACCGGCAGGGGTTCTTATTGATGTCATTACCGGTGCCGGTGATGTGCTGGCTTTTGGCATTACGATCGATTACAACCCGTTAATTTTAGACAGTACCGGTCTGCTAATATCTGACGGCGTTACCTATCCGGTGAATGCGGCTATTAGTGCCTTTATAAATACTTTAAATGACAATGATTTCGGAGGCAAATTGAATCTTACGAAGTTGATAGACGCAGTACAGGTTGCTACGGGTGTCGTAGACGTTGATATAACCGCATTTTCAATTAACGGAAATTCAGAGCAAACGTGGGGCACTTTTGAATCGGCTAACGGCTGGTTCGCATTAGGAACCATCACACCTACTTATCAACCGCATATAGTTTAGTTATGAATATTGACTTTATAAAATTACTAAAGTTGTTGATGCCTACTTTTATCCGTTCCGGCGTGGTTGGTGCGATGTTGATAGCAATAGGTACGTATTTAAATGCTCTTTACAACTCATTTAAAACATGGCAGGCAGACGCGCGTTTACAAGCGGCTATCACATGCCAGGTCTTATATCTTGAGAGTATTATTAACTACCGGCTCTTTGGTAATTTCTTACGCACAATTTACATAACCGACGGCGACGGCGTTACTGTCGATTTTCATATCAATATCACGCCTGGCATTACTGTGAATGGACAGCTGCTTATCAGTCTGATTGAAAAGTATAAATTACAAGGGAAGCGCTATGACGTTGTGCAGTCGACGGTAGTTTATTCGACTGACTGGACTGACCCGGCATGCGAATTATTAGAACTCGTATATACGGCAGAATGGACAGACCCTGAGTGTGAGTTAACAGAACAAGGCTCACAGATAGATAATGCGATTACGCTTACCTATGCCGAAACGAATTCCGGATTAGGCGTTACATTCACGGTGACGGCTCAATATCCGGTTGCTTCTCCACTCGTTATCACGTTAGACCACAACGGTATTGTCTTTAATTTGAATATCGGCGAAACTACAGAAAGTTACACTGATACATTGATGGTTGACGGTAGCAATGTGAATATCGACAACATACATATACAGGGAACTACCCTATCAAATGATGCAACCTATTATTATCTAAGAGGATGAGTACATATGTAAATACAGGCTACCAGCGAGCCACTACGCTGACGATAAAAATAAACGGCGCGGTGGCAGATGTGCTACCCTTTGAGAGCGCATTTACGCAGGCAGGTACAACCTATCCGGCTATCACTACGGATTCGCTACGTAAACTATCTAATACGGACTATAACGCCCGCGTAACGGCTTATGCCGCTTATGTGACCGCCAATTATCAAAGCCAGTATCCGGGCTTAAGTGTAAGCACTACGGGTGCAAGAATTTACAATACAACCGCTTGTCCAATTTAAGAATATGAACAAAATAGATGATGCTCGCGTAAAATGGCATTGGATTGGAATACAGACCAATGATGATACCATCACCCCGACTATTATGGATGAGGCTGGACAGGCTATTCTCGACGCAGTTGAGGTGATTGGGCAGGCTTCACCATATTTCTTTTTTGATGCGGTAACTCCTGCTTCCAAGGTGTTCGACCCTGTTTTATCACTTGCTTTTCATGCAGATGAAAATGTCAGGGCTATTCAATATCCTTCCGGAGGATCAAGAGCCATTCAGGTAACTGATTCTGATGTTATCATTTATGACACTAACGGGCAATTCGCATATAAATCGGATAATATTCAAAGGAATTTATACTATCCAAATGGCATGGGATTTTTACATGCGGATGCTAATTTATTATTGCTTGCTGACCAAGCTGGAGGGGCAATATTGAATGCGGGAATTTACTCAAGAAGTTTATATAAGCCCAATGGAGACAACGCAATATATATAGCGAATGGCAGCATATCATTTTATGCACAAACAGAATTTAATGAAAATCTTGTTGCTGCTAATGGATTTCAATTTCTTATTAACAATACCGCAATCGAAATTATGCGTGGCGACAGCAATGGTTTGCTCATTAATAACATCAATGGCGACCAGGCAATATTAGTAGGAGACTGCATTTATTATTATGCAGATGAACTGCATAACGGTGGCGAGATGCACACGGGAATTAATAGTTTTCAAGAGGAAGCTGATTTTTATTCATCCGCAAACTTTTACAATGATACCGAGTTTTACGCCAACGGTTTTTTTGACAACGGAGTTATTCTTAACCAAATGGCAACTCCCTCAGGAGGATATGATGGACAAGTGATATTCACCGGTTCTGCTCTCAAAGTACGTATTAATGGCATATGGAAAACAATTCAAGTAGCTTAATTTATAATAATAACAACAATGAAAAAAGTAAATTTTGATTCAGAAGTAAAAAGTTTTTCGGGAAAATACGATGAAAAACAAATAGCTCAAGGAAAAGTAACCGACTCGCAGGGTCGTGTAGTGAGCGTAATTGCAAGTAGAAAAGTAACGTTAGCAGACATCCAGCTGGCTGCCCTCGATACTGAAGCCACAACCGATTTGGAGACCGCCCGTGCAAATGCAGACTTTGCCGAAAAGGTGCTGAAGGGTGGCAACATCGAGGTGGATGATGCCCGTTTTGCAAATATCTACAACACTTTCACAGGGGCAAATGTAAAGAGCTATGTAAAAGCTCAGTTTGCAGATATGGTGGATGCGTTGAATCCGGATAGCAAGATAGCGGATTACAAGGCTGAGTAAATAGAGGGGCACAAAGAAGCCCCTGACTCCACGCCGGTATAGTTCTCAGGCAGTACCGGAATGACAAAGGTGCAAACACACCACGTCAAGGGCTCAAAAAGCCTTTGTTCGGTGTGTTTGCACCTTTATTTGTTTGCCTGAGAAGCGATGCAAAGATAACAATAATATTAAGATGAATCAAAATTACATTCAAGCCCCGTTACCTTTTCAGGGGCAAAAAAGACGGTTTTTAACCGCATTTAAAGAGGCTTTAAACGGCTTTCAAAGTAAAATAATATTCGTTGACTTATTTGGAGGAAGCGGCTTATTATCGCATACTGTCAAGCAGGCCATGCCGGGCGCACAGGTGGTATATAACGACTTTGACGGTTACAGTGTAAGATTGGCCAATATCGCTAACACAAATGCATTACTGGCCGATATACGCGCTTCTGTGGGCACTCTTGAGGGTGACAAGAAGCTGAGTGATGAGCAACGCGCACGTGTGCTCGAGCGGGTAGGTAAAGAGACCGGCTATGTGGATTACATTACACTTTCAAGTAGTTTATTATTTAGTATGAATTACGCCACTTCTTTCGAGGAACTGAGTAAGCAGGCTATGTATAACTGCATCAGAAAGAGCGACTATCTGCTTTGTTCAGACTATTTAGCAGGCGTAGATGTTGTAAAGATGGACTATAAGGAACTGTACAATCAATATAAGAATATTCCGGGAGTGGTATTCTTAGTCGACCCTCCGTATTTATCTACAGATGTTAGCACATATAGCAAAGAAGATTACTGGCGGGTGGATTAAGCAATAAAAAAAGCCCTCGTGTGAGGGCTTTTCTTATTTCTTCAGGCGTTGTCGCTTTATCCGGTACACTTCGTCGTAGCTCTTTTTGTCGCGGTAAAAGTACGTCAGCTCTATTACTTTTTCCTGCCAGTTTGAGGCGTATTTTGTGGCCTCTGTGAGGTCGAAATAAACCCGGTCAACTAAGTAGTCAAAGTTCTTTTGCATTACCATATAAACGGTTTTCTTTGCCAAAAAAGCATCATTGAGCGGTTGCGGGTTCTGCCGATCGTCCACTACGATTGCGTTCGATGGGTGCCATGCCGTGCTGTCGTACCGGTAGTAAAGATTCACCTGTTGGTTGGAGTATGGCTTGTTGTTGCAGAACCTGATGCAGTCCTCTGAGGCTTCATACACTTTCACAGGTTTATGCTGCCGGTCGGATACTACATACACGGGCTTTGTTTGGCTCCATCCGGCTACAGTGAGCGCGGATAATAGGATAAGGGTAAATAGTTGTTTCATATTAAATCGTATTCCTTTATTACTTGTTCTGCTATCGTTTTTCTGCGTTCATCTATTCTTTGTTCTAATTTGTCGATTGCAATTTGTCTTTTTTTTGAATAATATGCCACGAGAATTTCATTCTTCAGTATATATCTTTCTACATTGGAAAGCATCGCCTTTCTTGCATGGAGTAAGGCTTGTAGCTGTCCATCATTGTTATACATTTGATTGATTATTGTTTGCCACATGACTATCTGTTTTTTAGTTGTACTCCATAGTCTTTTTCTCTGTCTTTATGATACATTGCTATCCAGTTAGAGCCGTCAGCCTCATAGTCGCCTTGCTTTGCATATACATAGACAAACACGTGTGTGGGGCTTTTATGCCATTTTACGGGCTCGGATTGGCAATCAATGGCTAATGAGTCGGTGAGTCGTGTTAACTCTTCGTGGGTGTAAACCGTATCGGTAAGATATACCTGGCATGTTACTTGTGATTTTGCCGGTATGTCGTACACCTTCTTTTCTATTTGCTGAAAGTGGAGCGGCTTTTCTCCCCCTGCTCCGGCACATGACACTATGAGTCCACTGACTAAAGCCATTTCAACATGCCATTTCTTTGCCTGATGTGGTATTGACAGGATGCTTTTTAGAAGTGATTTCATATTGGTGTTTTAGTATTGCAAAGATATAAAACCCTATCGGTTCAACCAATAGGGTTTTATTTTGTTATTTTTAGGGTATCATTTTTTTTGCATCTTCCCAATCTGGAAGCAATTCACTGAGGAAATCAATTGTTGCATACAAATCATCCTGAATGTTATCATTCTTCACATTTCTAATTAGATTGTGAAGTGATTGTTGTAGCATTAACCAATTTTCGATTGGTGAGGTGCATGTTTCCACCTCGATAATGAAGCTGTGAGATGTGAACGTAATCATATATTATTTCCTCCCATCAGTTTATTGGTGATGCTCATTCGTAGTTCTTTGTCGTCAATGCGGCATACATCAGCCAATATGCTAACCATTCGGTCTTGAGTGAGCCGATTATGATTGCGCCTCGGCGGCAACTGGCGGCTGTTAATAGCCGTACCAAACAAATCTCTTTGTTCGTTCACTTTCAGGATTAAATCTTCAGCCCAATCACGAAACAATTTTGCCCGTTCACTTTTGATAAAGAACCCGAGGCGAACAATACCACGCTTCGTAAAAAACATCTTGTTATGTGGCGTTTTATGAACGCTGTCCAAAGTTTGGACACCACATACGAAGTGTTTGCCAAGCGTAAATTCACTTGTGTGATTTGAAATGTGTGAGCGTAAGCAACTCGCCGAAATACCATAGCCATACGCCACTTGTCTTGTTTCCATGAGGAACTCATGTTCTGAACTTGGGATAATTTTCACATCAATACCCTCAATGGCATTGATAAGCAGTAAGTTGCAAGCTTCATTCTTTGTTGTCATGCGTTAACAAGAATGTGATAAAACAGCAACGCCCCCGTAGGTGTGCATGACACTCATACGCGGGGCGTGTAAGTCGTTGGGTCGTTTCCTATCCAACCACCATAAGGGCGTTACCTTTTATCTTGTGTAAAAATCTTGTTGATTTTTGCCCCAAGATGATATGAATGTCATGCGGGGGCAAAGATAATATGAAAAATGTTATTTTGCAATAGGTTAATTAAAATAAACTTCCTTGTGCGTTTTGGCGTTTGAGTACTTCCATTCTGTCGGCCTTTCCGTAGCGGCCATGCGCGTAGGCATAGCCATCTTTCACGTTTACCAGTACATCTACCTCATGTTTCCACTTGTCGATAGGCACGCCCATTTGCATCACCAGGTGCCAGCTTATTTTGCGGCGCTTATACTTCTGCCGCATGGCCTCAAAGTCCTCATAGCTCATCTTAACATGCTGCACGGAGTCGATAATCACGAAGCGGTAGCCACCTGTGCGCACGGTTGCGTCAATGTCTTTAATGTCTTTTGTGTGGAGGAACCTCACCTTCGCGGATACTACGCCGCACGCTTTTAGACGGCCTTGCAGGGTTTTGCTCCTGATACGTTCCTCGGCGGTGACGTATAGCACGCGCCCGAACGGACTTACCATCTGCGCGAACTTGGCGCAATAGGTACTCTTTCCGCTCTTGGCTTCGCCCCGGATAAGTGACGAAAAACGCACGTCCGGTTCGCCAAGTAGCACCTGCCATTCGTCCACGAATGGGTAGGTTTCAATTTTGCTTTCCTCAATATCGAGGGGGCTGTAAGTTCTCATTTATGTAGTGTGTTAGTGTGTTAGTTATTTAAACCTTTGTGACAGTTACAGAGTTTAGTGTACTATCGTAATCAGTGATATTTGATTGGTCGATAAATTTTTCTAAAATGTAATAAGCCGGATTATTGATAGGATTTTCATGTATCCTATCTTCACTTTTATACAATATCATATCAACCTCGCAATTATCCAAATCCTTTATTATCTCGAAGTCCTCTTTTGTAAGTTCTGTTTCAATTTCATACTTAAAGGTTTGTTCAAACTCAATTTTTACTCTGGTTTTTTTCATTTGTGTAGTGTATTAGTGTTTATATTTTTGACGTTTTTAATTCAAACTTTGCCGGCAGATACTCGACCCTTACTACTGCATCCACGTAGCCGGTACCGGCGCAGTTGGGGCACTCTATTTCGTTGTATTCACTGCCGTATGGTGTAGAGCTTACATGCAGGCGAATGATGCGGTTACCGAAGCATCGGCGGCATGGAAGCCTTACGGTGGCTCCCGTAGGCTCTATATCGCTCTGCGGGCTTTTTAGTTCAAGTGTGTGGTGTACTGTTAGCATATTTTTATATCTAAGCTATTTAATTGTCAATATATTTTGCTGATTTGCCGACAAGTTCACCCTTTAGCTCTTCTTTTGTTATGATATAAGCTCTCTCCATACGCTCAATCTCCTTTTCCACCGCTATCCATCCGGAAAACCCAAATATGTTTTTATCGTCAATGTAGCAGTGTGCAAATACTTTATTGCCGCCATCACCATATTTAGCCATATTCTCAGGCTGGTGGTCATTTACCCTGTGAAATTTAATACCTTGTTCCAGCAGCCAATTAATCGCTGATAGCAGGTTGTCGCGTGTGCGGCACGTCCAAATGATGATGTAGTGCCCGTCATCATAGAGCTTATTTATCACTTCCTTAGCATAGGGTTGTAGCCCTTCTATGACGGGGAACGTGGAGCGGCAAATCGTACCGTCAAAATCTATAGCTATTATCATAATCAATATTTTAAATCTGTCCAGTGAATAATTTTGCCCGTAAAGTCTTTATTGAACCAATTGAAAAAGTCTTCTGTACTGTCAAAACCATCGTTTTTTGCTATCAGGTCAACAACTGGGTTTGAGGCTACCTTTCTTTTGGGAAAATAATGACCAATTCTTCTTCCATCTACATAAATAGTAACGTTTTCTTCAGAGAAAAATGAGGCAGGGAAATAGTCCATAGTAATAGTTTGAGTACCCGTACACGTGGTGAGAACAAAGCAGCTATACAGCTTCGTTCTTACTCCTGTAGCCATATGCATAGCCATACCGGCACGCCACCGGTTATGCTTATCCTCTCTGATGGTAGTTTTTTTAATCTTCCTCAGAATTGGTTCTTTGAAGCGAGGTTTGAATCCTATTATCATATCGTTAGCAGGTGTTGATAGGTTTCTAACTTCGCGTTCACCTGTGCTACTACGCCTTCGTCCTCACAGGTCATCTTCACGTTTAGCATTCCGGCAATGGTTTTCATTGCGTTCTCGTTGTCGGCATTAGTGCTTTGGTTGTCGCTCACATCGGCTTTGTAGAGTAGCTTTGCTTTGCCGGTGCGTGGGTTCTCAATGCATACTACGCCGTAAAACTTGTTGTCGCGGCTCTTAATGGCCACGAATCGGGGTGGTGTTTGTTTCTTCGTCATCGTTGTTATAATTATAGTGTTCTAAAAATTCGTTGATGCCAGGAGCTTGCTTATTACTTGTTAAGCACTCATATTTGGGCTTATTCGGCCAGTCATCGGTTCGGCGGGCAATACCTCCGCGCTTGGTGATTGGGCAAAACCATAACCTTACAACTACGCCGGGTTTCAGTTGATATATTCGCCCTATGCTGGCCTTACTGCTTGTACCGACAAATTTCCATTCCGCAGGAATTATTACGGAAGCAAAGAACTCTTCCGGGGTTTCATCTTTTGCCCTTTTTATTTTCCTCATTATAGGCTTCGTAAAAAAATGAGAAACTAATGAATGCGGTGGCAAACCCGAGTACCAGCTCAAGCAGAAAGCACATGCCCCATTTGTCGCCGTCGATTCTGAAGGTGATATTCTTGAATAAAAAGAATAGACCTACCATGAGTGTACCTCCTAAAATAAGTGCAATAACGCCGGTAATGATGTTTTGTCTTTTCATGTTTAAAGTGGGTTTAAATGGTCTTTAATGGTGAGCCGGCGGGAGTCGAACCCGCGTCCAATCCGACATTGCCGGCTCCGGGTGCCGGATGGGGTCTCACGACTGCAACCGGCTAAGATTGTAAAAATCAAAAAAAAAGAAAATTGGTTCGTGTTAGCCTGCCTAATCGGCTAACTCTAAAGCATCTTCAAGTGTTATCCTGAAGTCTTTATTTTGGTTGCTGATATGTGCCAGAAATTGAGAAAGGGCACCCGAATTACCATTTACAAATACATGCCCGCCCGTCCCTTTAGCTGAAATTGCCAGAATGATGGCATAATCACCATCATTTTCAATTTGCTCTTCAGCCGCTTTTAATTGTTTAATAGTTTCTTCTTTCATTGTGTAGGTATTTATATGTTGATTACCATCCTATTGATTTTGATATTTCGGGAGTAAAACCGCCGAAATGGTTCCAAAGCCGGTCTGTGAAATATTTACCTGCCGGGTGAGTGCCATCTTTCCACTCCGGCTTTCTTGTTCCAAACCGCCACATGCGGCACATCTCTTCGTGCGATAAAGCATCTATGGCAGCTTTATCTTCAGGGATAATTTCTTGTGTACTCATATTAAATATTTGAAAAATTAAGGTCAATGCATTGATATTCACCTTCACCATCTTTTACAAAAATTCGATAGTAGGTTTTTGAATCGGGACGAACGATTGCTTTTTTTATCAACTCACAGGCTTTATCGTATTTTTCGCTGTTTATTTTAGTCTGCCATTTCAATAGGCCAACTACTTTTTTCGTATCAAGTTTTCCGCGAGACGTTGAAAAGGCATCCCTCACAAAGTCTTTTACATAACTAAGTTTGCTTTCAATCGTTTCCGATAGAAACTCATTAAGAATGCTTTGAGCGGCTAAAATTGTAAGATCATCGAAACGAACAGGCGTCGATACAGCAACGTCCAACATGAGGCTACGATCAAACGAATAGATACTCCAATTACCTTTTGCATCAACTTTTACTAAGTTGTCGTTCATTGCCATTTCAAAAAGCTCTTTTGCTTCTTTCTTTACAGCTTCTTTTAATGCTGTAAGTTTGATACTGACGGCTTCGGCGTCCTTTTGTAGCTTGCCCAAAACCTTTTCGCGTTGTTTCTCAAATGGGGTTATACGATTTCGAGGGATTTGCATCCCGGTTTCGTCACACCATTTTTCGTCTTTAGTTGAGTAAATCATAAGCTTAATTATTAGTAATTTATAAATCCGTTATTTCTATTTTTAATACTCACGTTGTGAGTTCTTTTAGTTGTTCGTGGATAGCATCCAACTGTCGTTGCGGGTTTGGCTCGTTCAGCATGTTGTTGAACGTGGTGTAGCTGCAATGCACCTGCGGCTTTATATATAGCGCAAATACCCGTTTGCGCACGCTTGTAGCCGACTCGTGCTCGCTTAGCAGTTCATTCACCCGGATGCACCGTTTAAGGTATTCCGTGCGCCTTCCCAGTTGCATTTTCAGTTGTTGTATCTTGTCCATATTAATTCCAGTGTGCTAATCGGTTGTGTTCCTCTATCAGGGCTTTGTCTTTCTTCAGGATGCTCTCCATTTTAGGTATAAGTGCCTCCATTTCGGGTATTGTCATTGCATAGAGACGTTTGCCGGCAATGCGCTTTTGTTCCATGAATGCGTTCACCTTGTCCCAGTCGGTGGTGTCAATGCCATGTTTCTGAATGCGTTTCAGGATGCCTGAGCGAAGCTTTTTAAGCCTCGATAATTCCTCTACCGGGTCGCTTCTCTTATACTTTTCAGTGCTGTCCACCATCTCCTGAAGTGCGCGTATCATCATATTGTAACCTTGTGGGTTGTAGTCGTGAAAAGTGCTCAGGGAGTCGGTAAGCATTCCGCTGTATTGCCATACCACATCCTTTTTGCTCAGGTATGGCAGTTTAGCCAATAGCCCGTAAAAGCGGGCATGTGATACTTTTGTGGTCATACGTTTGCCTGTTTAATGCGTTCGCGTTTTACTACCCGTTTGATGCGGCGAATGTCTTCAATCACCTTTATGGTTTTGCCTCCATCTAACTCGTGTTGCACCGGTGTACACTCCTGAAAGATGGCCAACTGTGTGGCGGGGTCGGTAACGCCGTTGGCGGCACATATCTTACGTGTATCTTCAAGACTTGACCCGCGCAGATGTATGTAGTTGCGACCAAACCGGCTGTCGAGCTCATCGTAGCCGTCTTTGTTGAAGCGCACGCCACGTTTTATCTCTTGTTCGAGATTCTCTGTGCCCAGTATCACGCAGCCCAGCACGTCTTCACACTCGTTGTAGAGGTGTATAAGGCTGATAAGTGCCGATGGCCGCAACGAGTTGGCTTGGTCGAGTATCAGCAGCGGGCGCAGATTTGCTTTGTTCTTGAAAGAGCGCGATACGCTTTCCAATAGGTCGTTTTTGCGGGCAATGCCTTTGGGCATATCGGCACCCACTTCGTTGGCGAGCTTGGTGAGGAACTCGCGTCCGCTCCACTCTTTACATGCAAGGTAGAAAGCACCTTTTGCCTTGTTGTTTTCGAGATAGACCGATGCCGGGGTTGTTTTTCCGCCTCCGGCCTTGTGGCTTATGCCGATAAAAAGACACTCTTGCTTAGCATCTTGCAATACGGTGTACACGCTACGGAAGTCGTGTGTTTCGGCCACGTTCCAACGTCCACCGCCAAAGTCAAACTCTAAGGCCACTGCAATATTTTCGTATATGTCATCGCCTTTGGCAGCATACACGCCTTTGCGCAATTGCGAGATAGCGGTTTCGCTTATCCGGCATTTTTTAGCCACGGCAGCGGCAGAGCCAAGCCGGGCAATTTCATCTTCTACCATGCGTAGAATTTCTTGTTTTTGTGTTGTTGAGAGCATATTAAAGAGGGTTTAAAGGTGTTTAGTATTGATTTCTAATGTTTGTTTCTTGTGTTTCTGCTTCTTCCCATTCGTGAAGTAAATGGCGGCTTTCGGCATCTTCGTAGTCGGGCTTTGGTATTACACCGCCCAACATCATGCCAACCTCGCTGGTTACGCTTGCCGGTTCCTCATCCTGCTGTATTGCATCGGTGGCAGTATCTTTCTTGAGCCTAATATCAGTACGTTTTTCGTTCCGGTAGTTATCCATTTTGGTGGCTATGGCCTGCATTTTGCCCACCGCCCTCATGTCTTTACCCGGGCCGAATCTTTGTGCCGGTGTGATGGCTTTGAAAGTGCCTACGTATTCATTACCATTATAGAGATGTACCTTGCTGTAATCTTCGTAATCGAAGCAGTTTGTGAGTTTTACTCCCGTGTATCGTTCGGCTATTTCGCACTCATCAATGCCGTAGTAGTAAGGTGCATTGTCGATTTGCGTGTGTATCATGTAGTTTCTGATAGATACCTCTTTGCGAAGCCCAAACATGTAGCAGAACTGATGTTCTTCCACCGGATAAGTGTTCGGTTTGTCGCTCTCATCGTGCAGTTGTGCCGGGCTTTTGTCAATGCTTGCAAATTTGCGTGAGTAAGCACTATAGGGTGTATTGTTGTGCCTGTCGATAAAGCCGTCGGTTTCGCGAATTGCATCGTCGAAGTCAAAGCCATTACTTTTTGCCCATTGGCGCACTTGGCTGATATATTCTTTACTGCGGTGAGCGTGGCGGCGGCTCGACTTGATGCCCTGTCCATAGTAAAGGTCGGATTCCTGCATAAATATGTCTTGCAATGTGCCAAACCAACGCTCAATGTTTGCTTTACCTTCGGCCTTATGGCTTACTGTCATTATCACTTTTGCACGTTGCATTTCGGCCTCTACAAATGCCCAATCAACGGTGTTGTGTCCCGGGAAGCGGTCATAACACAACTCATACGGCAAATATCCGGTGTTGCGTACTGCCGATGCCAGCGCGTTGATAACTACCTGTGCATTTTCTTCGTAGCAATATTCCCATCCAACCGGCAGACCGCTCATCACATCGCGCACTACCACTATGTAGAGAAACTTTTGCCCAGTTACCATTTTGCCGGTCTTGTCGCGCCATTTGCCGCGGTGGTCAATGATGTTAACCCGTGTTCCATCCACCTGCCAACAGTCGCCGGCATAGATAGCCGATTGAAGCGGTGTGTAGGCTCTGTGGCGTTGATTGAAGCGGCTACCTGCACCATAGCGTTGATTGATTAAGAATTGCGTTTCGGGCTGACTGATGTAGTCGCTTACCCAACGAGGTGAGGGGTGTTCGGCTATATTGTTTTGTGTGCACAACAATCGTAGTTTGCGATACATGAAGGCCGATGAGTAGTTTCGTTGTGTATCGGCCAGTTCTATCAACCAGCCTTTTATCAGGTCATTATTTTTGAACTGAGCGCGGTTTATGTTGCCTTCGTTCTTTGCTCTTATCAGCGTATTAATAGGCTCGCCGTGGGTGTATTCGCGCACTTTGTCGCGTAGGTTTCGCCACGACTTCGGCAGGTATTTCAACCCCTGTAAGTCAATCTCTTTTGCCAGTTTTTCAAAGAACTCACTTTTGCTGAATGAGATATTTTGTTGAGTGCAGTAGCGGCTTGCTTCCACCACTATGGCGGCTGATTTGGCCAGCTCTATGTTTTTGGCATAAGTGCTCAACAGGGTCTTAAAACCGTCATTAAGAGCATTGCTAATCAGTGTTTGAATATCGTTACTGTAGGTGATTGCGATGGTTTGAAGATTCTGCCGGGTAGGTAGTTGATTACGCATATTTGCCGGCAAATTGGTGTAATAGAAATAGCATCGGTTTAGCAGCTTTTCGTGCCGCCAAGTGCCGCCTGTCTTACCGGCTCTCGACTTAGCAACCCGCATATAGTCATAGTCTAAAGAAGTGTTCTTTAGCATGTACTCCTGCGATAGCAAAAGCTCTGAGTCGTAATTTATAATGTCACCTGATGTAATCATAAGTTTGCTATTCTTTGAAAAGGGAGCGGCGGTTTTGCCGCTCCCGGCTCACATGTTTAAAGTCTAAAAGACTATCCTACGTCTCATTTGGCATTCGCCAGCATTTGAAAGGTTTGTGCCTGTTACCGGAGTCGAACCGGTTCGCTACTTGGTTCGGGACGGCTAACGCAATCTGCGCCCCTACTTTCAATCGCTCTACCCTTGAGCTAAACAGGCATGTGCCGGGCGGTGCTAAAACTACCAATCACACCAATCAAATCAACCAAATGCCCGCCCGGCTTTTCTCTCTCTTTAGATACTATATTGCAAAAGAATATCCGTTAAAATCATTTGTGAAATACTTTGCCAATGCCCATCCTTCATCATCATATAGACCAACATTGATTCTGGTGGCACCTCTTAGCAATTCTTTGAATAACCTTCTTGCAACAGTATATTTTCCTTCTCTTACGAGTTTAGCATGTACCAATACTGTTTTTGTTGATTTTGCCATATGTGTAGTGTTTATGTGGTGATTAAATTTCAAATAGGCGCACAAGTTTTTTTGCTTTTGTTACCAGTTTCGGATTGATACGTCCATCCTGATGCCTTGATAACTGTTGTAGTAAGTCTAAAATTTCAGAACCATTGTCAAGCATTATTTCTCCGCGTGTTATTGCCTTTGTGCGGTTACCCCCACAATTTTGGCATAAAATACCGGAAGGTATGTTGTAAAATCCTGCGCCTTGAGGAATTATATTTCCGCATCTTGTACATTCCATGTGTGTGAAGATTAAATGCGTTTTGACTCGCGATAGTAGGCCGCACTAAGTAGCGCCAAGCCGCCTCCGGTTAAAAGGTGAAACCATGCATGTGTAATGATAGCCACGGCAATGAGGGCAATAGCTAATAGGCCAATGATGGTCGCGAAGGTTAAGTCTGTTTTCATGCTTCAGTATTTTTAGGTTGTTTTTTGCCATATTTTTGCGCAATAGTATGCATTACACGCATACGTAAAGGATCATCATCGGCTCTTTGAAGGGCGTTATATACGCTGTTTCGGTGTATTCCCAAAGCACTGGCGACTTTCGTACGCCAGCCGTGCGGAAGGATTTCAGGTATTTTTAATTCCTCTTGTGCCATATTCTAAAATTTATTGTACTTTTGTTGCGTTGTTCAAATGAACAACGGTTGCAAAGATAAGTCATAATATTCGCCTTTCTTCAAAAAATGGATAAAATTTTTACTCAAAAGGAAAGAATTTTGTATTTTATTGAAAAACAACATATTAAAAAGGTTGATTTCTTCAATAATACAGGGGTTTCCTATGCAAACTTCAAAGGAATTGCATTAAAAAGCGAACTTGGAGGTGAAAAAATAGCGAAAATACTGACTGTTTATCCTCAATTATCTTCTGATTGGTTAGTCATAGGGAAAGGAGATATGCTTAGTAGCTATACGGAGTATAAAACACAAGATAGGGGTACTGTCGGCTTTGAAGAGCCAACACGTAGCTATAAATCGTCAAGTGATAGTATCCCTTTGATTCCCATCTCTGCAATGGCGGGTGCATTTACGGGTGAGATGCAAATATTGGAGCATGAGTGTGAACGTTTTGTGATACCTACATTCAAAGGTGCAGACTTTCTTATCAGCGTGAAGGGTAGTAGTATGAACCCTAAATATAACAGTGGAGACATTATTGCCTGTAAGCGCCTGCCTATAGATACATTCTTTCAGTGGCATAAGGTGTACGTATTGGATACAGACCAAGGCGCGTTAGTCAAGCGAGTGAAGAAAGGTAAGACACCCGATGAACTCATCATAGAGTCTGATAACCCAAATTATGAGCCATTTGAACTACATAGAAGCAAGATATACCACATTGCGCTTGTTATAGGCGTCGTCCGGCTTGAGTAGAATCGATTTAAAAAGAACAAAGCGGCCACATGAGCCGCTTTTGTGTTAAATTGATAACAATTGTGCGTATATTGTTCCCCTAAAAGCTAACAATTTTGTGATTATTGAACTGCCGAAAGATAGCAGTTTCGAGTCAGATTTTTGCGATTATTGAACTGCCGATTAATCAACATTAAAAT